GACCGGCGTGACCGGAGCCACAGGCCCGACTGGCGTTACCGGGGCTACAGGCCCCGTTGGAGCCACAGGCCCGACCGGCGTGACCGGAGCCACAGGCCCGACCGGAGCCACAGGCCCGACCGGCGTTACCGGAGCCACAGGCCCGACCGGACCCACAGGCCCGACCGGCGTGACCGGAGCCACAGGCCCGACCGGAGCCACAGGCCCGACCGGCGTGACCGGGGCTACAGGCCCAACCGGACCAGACAACAACGTAATCAGCCTGACAAACAGCAGCACCACAACGGCTACTATCGGAATGCCCGTCTACGCAACAGGGGCCGACCGGTTTGCTGTAGCCACTGCTGGCGGAATTGGTTCACAAGCCAATGTCGTTGGCTTGATGCAGTCAGTAAGTACAGCTTTTCTTTTTGCTGGTAATGTTCAGACTGATGGCGTGCTCACAGCCGCTGCCGTTCAATGGCAAGCGATTACCACTGGCGGTGCTGGTTTGACGGTCGGGAGTGTTTTTTATCTTGACCCGACGACACCGGGAAACATTACATCGACCGTGCCAAGTACAAGCGGTCAGTATGTTGTTACGATTGGCACAGCACTTAGCACGACCCAGCTTGACATACAGATTCAACCGTCTGTGTTGTTAGGAACAGTTGTCAACCCATCGACATTGCAGCCAGTTTTACCGGTGATTGCATCGAGTTTGAACCTGTGGGTCGCCACCACCGGTAACGATACGACTGGTAACGGTACGAGCGGCACACCTTGGGCATCGCTGGCTAAAGCAATTAGCTACTTGAACGGCTACGCTATTGCACCGGCCGCACTTGTGACTATCTATATCGGTGATGGTAACTATGCGTCTTCGTCAATCAACATCAACCATCAGAATGGTGATAGAATAGCCATTCAAGGAATGAATGTTTACTCTACGACTCTTAGTGGCAGTATCACATCGTTTACGACACCATCTGGCGGGTCTGCAACAGCAGTAATCAATGTAACGTCGTCGGCCAACATGGCGATAAACGATTACATTCTGATTTTGAATGCTTCCGGTGGTTCACATGGTTGGCTTTTGAACGGTTGTCATCAGATTACGAACATTGTTGGCAACGCTCTCACAATTACTGTGAAATCGTACTCTGCTAACACCGCCTCTGGTGCGATTAGCGGCACAGTGACGTGTGTTAAAACACGTCTCACGTTTGCAAGTGGAAGCGGCATCGCGCTAAGTAACGGCGGTTTGCAATTTAGCCTTGGCCTAATTTCGCAGTTGATTCTCGTTGGAAACACAGGCGGCATGGGTATTTCTTGCGGCAAGTTTAACGTGCCTTCAAGCAACCCGTACCTCGGCATTGTTGGTTGGCAAAGCGGTATCTTTGGACAGCAAGGCGCAAACTTTTTTGCTGGCAGCATAGCCATAAGCGGCTGTAGTTCGTGTGGAATCCAAGCCAACTTTTCAACGATGGTCAGTGTGTCTGGTACAGTCATAAACGGCTGCCCTATTGGACTTTACCTGTCATATTGTACGTCTGCCTATGCCAGTGGCATAATAGTTGTTGGCTGTACGACCGGCGTTCAAGTTCAGTTTTCGTCAAGCATTAACGGTCCTGCCTCTGTTTACGAGAGCACTGGCATAGGAATCGGTCTAACTTATGAGTCTACGGCACTTCTAAACGGTGCATCCACGGTGATTTCCTATTGTGGTACTGGTGTGAATGTTGCAGGCGGCTGTATTACCAATGTAGCAGGCTGTTTGATTACAAATTGCACAGTCGGAGTTAGCACGAACTACTTGTCATGTACAATCGGCTGTGGCTCAGTAACCTTTACCGGGACAACCACTCCGTACACACCAAGTCCATTGAATACGTTGGGCAACAACGGGTCATATAATTTTACCTAAACACTTCGCAGGCGTCAGCTAACCACTGTCGCCTGCTTTTCAAAACACTCACGAGGTACGACAATGGCTTACAAACGACCATTGGTTATAGCCAGCGGACAGATTGAAGAGTTGCAAGCTGGCGACTCGCTTGATGCCTCGGTCGTGAACTTGCAATTCAGTGGTCTGACAGCCTCCCAGGTGCTTTTTGCTGCATCTGGTATGACGGCTACAGGTCAGGCTAATTTCACTTTCACAACAACGACAAGCACGCTTAACACGCCTAATCTGTCGCTGAACTATCCGCCAACAACAGGCAGCGGAACGGCGTTGAATTTGGCTAACGTGAGCATACCTCGCGGTCAACAGGTTCAACAACTCGCGTTCAACGATATGTACGATGCGTTCGCCTATGCAGACCTCACATTTGGGGCATCGCCGTCACCGGCAGCGAGTAGCGGTACGTGGGGTAACATTTTTCGTGCGTCGAATGTCGGTGGCAATGGTCCTTCTTGGACAAACCCATCAACGATTACGTTGACGTTTCCGACAGCAGGTGTGCAGGCGGGCAACTATAACCTCTGCATGGTTATGCCCAACGCCGCCAGCCTGACGCCGACCAACATTCAAATAGCGACCACCGCTGGCACGGTATTTAGTGGTGCCCCGACGTTTCTTGCAAATCCCAACGCCAACGGTAGCACATGGATCAGCCCGACTTTTGGGGCACCGTTCTCGACTCTTGGCACTGTCACGGTGACGCTCACGTTCTCTGGCACGGGATCGTTTCAGCTTTGCCGACTGGCACTGTACTCCACATCGACGCCGATGGATAATTTCGCACTGTCTCGTGACGGCGGAACGGTCTACGGTAATGTAGTAGTGACCGGTACAATGACACAGGGCGGGAACCCGCTTAACGGTGTTATTAACACGTCGATAAGCCTCTACATAGCTACGACAGGTAGTGATAGTAGCGGCGACGGTTCCAGCGGCAATCCTTGGGCAACAATCGCCCAGGCAATGTTGTACTTGCAGAACTTTTCAATAACGCCCAGTGCCTATGTCACGATACACGTCGCGGCCGGTAATTACACCGGTCTTGCAAGTATCAATTTGCTACATCCTAATGGTAGTCAAATATCCATTGTAGGGGCGACACCTGGATCGACTACAGTAAGCAGCGTAACGGCATTTGGCGCACCGAGTAGCGGTGTTTCTTCTGTAACGCTTGTTGTAGCGTCGGCCGGAACCATTGCTGTAAATGACTACCTTCTGATAGTACCGGCAGCGACGATTGGTACGCTAACAGGAACCTGTGCCCACTGGTGGAACATATTCGGTTGTCATAAAGTGACAGGTGTTTCAGGCACGTCAATCACTATTAACGTGGCCACCTACACTGTAAACTCTGGCGCACCCTCGCAAGGAACCTTGACAGGACTGACCGCAATATCGGCGGTAAACTTGAAAACCAGACTAACCTTTACTGGCAGCGGGGTCGCACTTGTGACTGCCGAGCAGAATTATGCTATTGGAGAAATTGGCAACCTTGTGATGGTTGGGGCAGGGGCGGGTATAGGTATCAATGCTGGTTACATTTACCTCGCTACGGTCGGTGTCGTCAACTTCGCTATCGGGTTTAATGGGAATAACCTCGGGCTTCTAAACGCCTACACTTCTGCTTTTAGCGGTAATGCAACAGGTTTACAGTTGACATTCGTCTCGACCGCAGCCACAAATCAGTGTGTGATAAACGGAGGTATTACTGGCGTCTATAATAGCTACAACACAACACTGTATGAGACGAGTAGCGCCGTGGTCGGCTGTTCCACAACCGGGCACACTATCGTCAACAATTCTTCGCTGATTGCGGTCGCACCAATTTGCTGCGAAAACAACGCATACGGATTTGAGTGTTACAACATTAGTGTTGTAGTATTCGGCCAAGCTGGCGGCTATAATGGAATTTGTAGCTACAATGTTCTCGGTTCTGTCTACACACTTAATGTTGCTATGACTACTGGCGGTAGCACTTTGACGTTCACCGGTAACGGTCACGGTAATGCAGAATCACCGGCGCAAGGCGGCACGGCTGGAAATAACGAATCTTATAACTTTGCATAGGCGAACACCAATGATACTCATTATCAATGAAGGTAAGGTTTTTGCACTACACACTGACGACCAGTTGCAACAGTTGAGTACCCTGTATCCGGGCTCCACTATCTACCAGTGCCCGGAAATGGTGATAATGCCCGGCGACCCCGACCCACGAACACCAGAGCAGATTGCCGCAGTCTATCGTGACTATCGGCGGCCAGTGTACCCGTCGCTGACCGATCAACTCGACATGATCTATCACGATCAAGTCAACGGTACAACCGTGTGGAGAGACACGATTGCCGCCGTCAAGAGTCAGTTTCCGAGACCCGCCACCTAGTCAACCAACTACTTAAACTCTAAATCAATCCTCGCGAGGGAGAAATGCGTTTTCACATTATCGGTTTGCCGCACACGCAGACGCACAAGATGCACACTGCCTGTGCTTTCACGATGAAGATTCTCAAGTTCGGCCAGATGATGAAAAGCCTTGGCCACACCGTAATCCATTATGGGGCCGAAGGCAGCGAAGTTGCGTGTGACGAACACGTACAGATCATTTCACGTAAAGAACAGACAGGGTTCTTTGGTCCGTTCAACAAAGATGCCATGTATAGCGCCGACTGGTCCGGTAAGGCTCCGTACTGGAAGCTGACGAGTGACCGGGCCGCCGCCGAAATTAACAAGCGGGCACAGCCGAAGGACATTGTTAGCTTTGCTTTCGGCAACTTGCAACAGGCTCTTGCCGCACAACTCCGAAAAGAAGTGTTCGTCGTTGAGACCGGCATCGGCTATAACGGCACGTTCGCCAAGTATCGGGTCTTCGAGTCCTACTGTCACATGCACAAGTTATGGGGCGCAGAGGGCGGCTACGACCCGGACGGCAAGTTCTTTGACGCCGTGATTCCGAACTACTTTAACCCGGCCGACTTCCCGCTCTGTACGGAGAAAACGGACTACTACCTCTATATCGGGAGACTGATTAAGAGGAAAGGCATCAACATTGCGGTTGAAGCGTGTAAACGCATTGGAGCCAAACTGGTTATTGCCGGCCAAGGCTGCGTCGGTGTTGAGAACATCCCAGGCGGCCAGCGAATCCGTTGTGCGGATGGAGAGGTTTACGAAGGCAACATTGAGTACGTCGGCTGTGTCGGCGGCGTGGAACGGGCAAGGCTCTATCAGAGAGCCAAGGCCACGTTCGTCCCGACCACGTACATTGAGCCTTTCGGCGGCACGAATGTCGAAAGTCAACTCACTGGCACCCCGGCAATCACAACCGATTTCGGAGCCTTTCCTGAGACTGTGGAGCATGGCAAGACCGGCTTCCGGTGTCGGACGATGAACGAATTCGTTCACGCAGCCCAAAATGTCCACACTCTTGACCCCCGATACATCCACGAGCGAGCCGTCGCCAAATATGCGATGGACAACGTGAAGTGGCAGTATGAGACCTACTTCAATCAACTCATGGATTTGTGGGGCGAGGGTTGGTATGCCGCGCACGATGACCCTGATAATCACTGGCTAACGCGAAGCTGAGGCCGCCATGCAAGACAATGTAAACACAGTTGATGCGGCCCAGCTTTCGGAGCAGATTGCGTTGGTGCAGATAATTGACAACGGGACCATTACGCAAACGACCACGGATAGCTTCTGCCCAGGACCGACCGGCCCGTCAGGACCGGTCGGAACGCCACCCGATGCTGTTGTGGATTCGGCCGACATTACGGAAGTGACGACCGACGCCTTTTCAAGCAACCCACCAATGCTGCTGTCGTGGCCGCACAACCTAAATGGAGCGTGACAATGGCTTTGAATATGAGTTACTACGGAACGCTCGCGGAAGCGAATCAATACTTCGCCCTCCGGCTACATAGCATTGCGTGGGACATGGCTGAACCAAGGGACAAGCCGAAGGCTTTGTTTGCCGCCACAAAAATTATCGACAGTCTGAACTTCAAAGGGCACCGGCACACGGTATGGGTGTTGCTACAGTCGTTTGTGCGAGAGTACAGCAACGACAACGACCCTTTCCTTGACACCTACTTTGAGAGGCTTCGTGAAGATCAAATACGGGCGGCCGAAGAGCAGCAACCGCTTGAGTTTCCTCGCGGTGCTGATGCAGTGGTGCCAGACGACATCCGCCGGGCCTGCTATGAGATTGCGTACAATCTACTTGATGGCAAAGACCCGGAAATGGAGTTGGAGAATCTCCAAGTCACTGCCCACGGATACGGCCTAGTCAGGACGCACTACGAACGGTCGATGGTGCCACAAGAGCATATCATCAACGGGATACCCAGTGTGACGGCCTGGAACATCCTGAAACCGTATCTCCGAGATAGCAGGACAGCCAGAACAAGCAGAATCTCATAACCGTATCTCATAACCGAAAGGGACAACGTGAGAGGCAACGAAAAACTAATCCCCATGCTGAATGTCTTGCTCGCGCAAGAACTCACTGCCATCTTGCAGTACGAGGTTCATGCGTCGATGTGCCGGCACTGGGGCTACGACGATCTCCACCAATACATCTTCAAACGTGCTCACGACGAAATGGAGCACGCGGACAAGCTGATTAAGCGAATCCTCTTCCTTGAGGGGACGCCGGTGGTGAGCAAGATCAATAACATCGCAATCGGGTCCGATGTGAGCAAGATGTTTGGCGCGGATCAGATGGCCGAGAAAGAGGCCATCGTGACCTACAACCAAGTAATTGCTCTGGCGGCCGAGGTTGGCGACGGGGCCACACGCAAGATGCTGGAACATATCGTCAAGGAAGAGGATAATCACATGGCCAAGATCGAAGAGAATATCGCACAGATTTCCCAAATGGGTCTTGGTGCCTATCTCTCGACAAAAAATGGCTAAGGGAAATACGACCGCGCTGCGGTCTTTCAATCGTGGCTTTCGGGGCACCGCTCCGGCTACGGGCCAAAGAGTCGGTAAGGGCTTAAACTCCGACGTGGCACGATTTGTGGATACCCACAACGCGAGTACGGCCGTCTGATACAGTAGTGGGGCGTTAGAGGTTTGAAATGTTGAACAGCTTTATCAATCGCGCTCGTTTGGTTTGTTTCGATGGTGACGATGCCGCCGCTCAGGCTGCTGCCGCTGCCGCCGCTCAGGCTGCTGCCGCCAAGGCTGCTGCCGATGCGAAGGCACAGGCTGCTGCCGCTGCCGCTGCCGCCGGCGGCGCTGGTTTGAACATCCAAGAGCCCGCCAAGTTTACGCAGGAAGACTTGAATAAGATTCTGGCTGAGGATCGCCGGAAGCATCAAGCCCAGGTCGTCAAAATCCAACAGACGTTGGAAGAGACGCTCACCAGCAAGAACCTGACGACCCAGGAGCGCGAGCAACTGGCTCAACGGTTGGAAGACATGCAGAAGGAGACACGGACCAAGGATCAGCAAGCCGCCCACGACCGCAAACAGTTGGAAGAGCAGTACCAGACCAAACTCGAAGAGGAAAAGAAGGGTCGCGTCCAGTGGGAAAACCGTTTTCGGGAAAGCATGGTCGAACGGGCGTTGCAGGATGCCGCCGTGACCGGCGATTCTTTCCAGCCGGCCCAAGTCGTGACGATTCTCCGTCAGATGACTCGTATCAACGAAGTCACGGACGAGAAGACCGGCAAGGGCACCGGCAAGTTCAAGGTGGTAGTCGATTTCCCTGACACCGATCCCACAACGGGAGAGCCGGTTATCACCTTACACACGCCTGAATCGGCCGTGAAGCGAATGAAAGAGTTGGCCGCCATTTACGGCAACTTGTTCAAGAGCGGAGTGGTCTCGGGCATTGGTTCGAGTTCAGTCACAGGCGGCACCGCGCTGGGAAGTACCGGCAAGGTGGATGTGAAGAACCTCACACCGCAGCAGTATGCCGATATTCGAGCAAAGAACCCTGAATTGCTCGGCCTTCGACGTGACAAGCGCCGGAATGTCTAGGCCAGTTGGCCTCGCCCGGCGTTGAAGATCAGGGGGTTTGACATCTGATTTCAACGGGTCGCCTTTCAGACGGCCCCAGTCGTTCTGAAAACGCTGCGACTATAGGTTGCCTATGTGGGCGGCCCGTTGGCGTTTCTTTAGATCAACAACACGGAGTTTTGAAATGAATCCTAACTATCGCGCTCGTCTCGTTTGCTTTGCTAACGACAACACGGCGTTCATCCCGGAACTTAGATAGACCCAAGGTTCCTTGCACGGTGACGTGCAACTAATAAACGGTGCTATATGCTGGAATCTCCGAGTATGCAACAGTACGAATTAACTGATCGTAAAAATCTAGTTGCTGCGGACAATCAGCAGGGAAGGCCCGCAAGGGAACCCTCAACGACTACACGCACCGCCCCGAAGAAGCAGAGGAAGCATAAAGATACAGTTGGCTACCATTGGTCAGATTCACAGGAGCGCTGGATACGAACCGTCAAAGACGGTTTGACACATTGCTCTGACTGTAACCAGTGGAAGCCTGTCAGTGATTTTGCCAACATAAGTGGAAAGCCATATAGCTACTGCAAGAGTTGTCAGCGTCTTCATAAAGCCATGTCTCGTTACAAGATTACACGGGCCGAGGCTGAGAAGTATTACGCTGCAAAAACTTGCGAGTGTTGTGGTCGTGAGTTTGAGAAACAGACTCACAAACATATCCACCACATAGGTAGCAAAGTCGTTGGTGTTATTTGTCTTTATTGCAACCATACTTTGCGAGACGAATCGGCAGGCCATTTAAGGCGACTTGAATGCTGCATACGATTTGCCAAGCAACGGGTGAAGATATAGTCTGATCTGCATGGCGACATGCAGAGGTAAGCAGAAATGACTTACCCCATCCCTCGAATGGGTAACAGATCGTTGGGCAAACGAGGGGCTCGCAATCCTTCAAGAGAATATGGTCATTGCGAACCTCGTTCACAGGGACTTCGAGAATGAAATTCGCCAATTCGGCGACGTTGTGAACACACGTCGGCCGGGCACCTTCCAGATTCGCCGCAAGGCGGACGGGATCGCCCTGAGCAATCAGGACGCCCAGGCGACCAACGTGCAAGTGCCGTTGAACCAGTGGTTCTACAACAGCTTCACCATTCTGGACGGCGAGGCCAGCCAGTCCTTCCAAGACTTGGTGGACATCTACCTCCGGCCCGGTATGATTACGATTGCCCGGTCGGTTGACCGCGCTGTGCTCGGTCAGGTTCACCAATTCCTCAACGGCGGCGTCAACGGCGTTCCGACCTACGTTGGCAACCCGTATGCTCGCGTTGGCCGTCTCGGCAACCTGAGTGCCGCGAACAGCAAGGATTACGTGCTGGAAGCCCGCCAGACACTCAACGTCAACAAGGCTCCGCTGGAAGGCCGCAACCTCGTGTTGGCCCCGATCAGCGAAACCGCCCTGTTGAAGAACGAGTTGTTCATCGCGGCTCAGCAGCGCGGTGACTTCGGTACGGCGTTGGAGAGTGCGACTCTCGGCCGTATCCTCGGCTTCGACACGTACATGGACCAGAACGTCAACAGCGCGGCTCCGACCGACGTTGTGGCCGGCACCGTGACGAGTGCCGTGGCGTCTGGCGTGACCCAGGTCACCGGCAACGGTAATGACGGCGTGACCCTCACGGCGTCCTACACCGCCAATGTCGGCGAGTTCGCCGTCGTGTCCGGCAACGACCAGCCGACGTGGATTACAGCCGTCACCGGCGCGGCCCCGTCCACGGCCATCGACCTGAACGAGCCCAACAAGTACGCCACCGCCGCAGGTGCGGCCGTAGCCATTTACAAGGCTTGCGCGACCGGCGCGGCCTATGCGGCTGGCTACGTGGCCGGCATCGTTCTCGTGGCCCACGCGGGCGACCCGACTTTCGCGGCTCCGGCCGTGGGTCAGTTGCTCTCTTTCGGCACGACTCCTTCGGCCCGTGTCAATTACACCGTGATCGAGTCCTACCTGGACCCGTCCAACGGCAGCGCCGTTACCGTCATTCTCGACCGGCCCCTGGTCGGTGCCCTGACGGGCGGCCAGTTGGCGTTCCCCGGCCCTGCCGGTGCGATGAACCTCGCGTTCCATCGCAACGCCATCGCTCTCGTGACACGGCCCTTGGCCATTCCCAACAACGCGATGGGCGTGTTGAGCCATGTCGGTGTCTACAACGACATCGCCATGCGAGTTTCGATGCAGTACAGCATCGCCAACGGCGGCACCGTGGTCAACCTGGACATCCTCGCGGGTGTCGCGGTGTTGGACACCAACCTCGCCGTCGTGCTCCAAGGCTAAGCGCGTTCTCGGCAACAGCTTAGGTTATTGCCGAGTTCTGACGCTGTGCGTCTAAACAAGAATCCGCCCGCCCGGAGCAATCCGGGTGGGCGGCCTTTATCTTTTCACATGGAGGCACGGCAATGCTTTTCGCGGATGTAACTTTCACTGAAATTTTCCCGTTGCTCAAGCAATATGGTCCGCTGGTCTTAGTTGTGGTGTACCTACTTTGGCAAGGATGGAATCGCGAGACACGCATGGGCAGTAGAATCGACCGACTCGAAGACGATCAGCGCAACGTATTGCTGCCGATGGTCGAACGATGCTTCGTAGTCATAACAAAGAACACAAACGTCATGGAGCGATTGGAACGGGCTCTTGACGAACGGTTGGGTAGTAAGTTTGACCGCTCTTTGAAGGAACACAGCAAAGAATAAGCCAAGGGAACGAACATGAAACCGCCGTACAACTACATAACGAACAGTCACGTAGCGCATAACATCTATGCCATGAAAAGGCAGTATGGCGCTCCGATTTTGCTTCGTCGAAAAGGCGACGTGACGGCGGACCCTAAGACTGGGGCACCTTCCTACGAAAATCATACGTGGCTAATACGGCGAGCAGCAGTCTTGCCGGAAGAAGTCACGAGAGACGCCAAGCAGAGTATTTCGCTTATCACCGCTCAGAAACAGATGGTGCAAGGCGGGGGCTTCGACGTTGGCAAACGTACCTTCCTAATTGATGCCAGGGACTTGCCGAAAGGCCACATGATTGAGAAGGACGACTGGATCGTTTTCGACAATAGACACTACGACATAGACAACATTAACGAGTACGGATACAAGAGTGCTTGGATTATTGTCGGAAAAGAATTACGTGGCCGAACAGAGGGCATGGACATTCTTGGCCTTGAATCGGCGGACGCCTTGACACCTGCCGACAACGCCGAAAGCGAATAGGGAGAAGTCAAATGAGTCTACCAACAGGCGAGACGCGAGCACCCTATCCTGTCACACTGGAACCGGGTCCGGCTCCGGTCCAACCGTCACAACCGAATACAGGGGGAGTAGCGCCGGGACCGCCTTACCCGCCCGTAAGTGTTCCCTTTAATCTGAGCAGCCCGAACTTCAAAACAAAAACAGTAACCATAGGGACACCTAACCCTAACTGGGTACGGTGGGTTTTTGCTTCGTTGGCCACTCTAATGAAGGGCGTGGCAAAGGCTAACAAGATACCTTGTTTGGTGGAAGGTCTTGATGAACGGACAACGGAGTTTATGGATTCAACCGACCGGGTTGAAATCCGAATAACTGGACCATTTACTCGTGACCTGAGCGTGACGACTGCCTACTACGAACTTTCGGTTGACATGAACGCCTTGTTTGTCAGCCGGTATGAGGTTGGCAAAAACAACTACGCCATTTTAGCGGTAATCGGTGCTTTCCAAACCGCTATGGACGCCCCAATTCCCATCTACCAGTTTGGCGGCCTGCCGGGCGACGATGAAACTGTCTGCATCGGCGTCATGGAGCCTCGCAATAAGCGCGGCGATGCGGTGCGAGTTATGCACTTTGGACAGGCGGACTTGACTAACCGGGTCAAGCAGTCTCTTGTGGATGCCCGGTACTTGTTGTATCTCACGAACGATGGGCAGCCTTACGTGTAGGCGACCCAGCTTCCTTCAACCAATAAAAGAGAGAACCAATCATGGCTCGTATCGAGTTACGTTATTGCACGATCACCCTTTCGGACGGCCTCGGGCTGCCCTCTGTCGTAGGCGGCGACGGCGCTACCGCCGAAGTTGCCACGACCGCCGCCGTGAACGGCGACACGTCGCTTGACGTGAGTAGTGTCTATATTCCGCGTGCGAAGAATCATCAGAAGATTCCTGTCGGTGCCCGCTTCACGCTGGCCTCGGAAGCCAACAACCCGGTCCACGTCGTCCAGTCCCGCGTACAGGCCACGGGTGTCGGCACAAATGAAATACAGCAAATCAAGTTGCCCGGCGTAGTCACTGGCGGCACAGGTCCGACCGGCCCGACCGGTTCCGAGGCCGATGAGCCGACAGGCGGCACGTTTACGCTGTCCTTCGGTGAGTTGACGACCATTCCTATCGCTTACAATGCGTCAGCATCGGCCGTGCAATCGGCTTTGAATTCGCTGATAGGTCTTGCCAACTGTTTCGTCGCGACTTACCAACCGTCTGAACTTGGCCCCACCGGTCCCAGTGGTCCGGTCGGCCCGGCTTATTGGACTGTTGAGTTCCAGGGCGCGCTCGGAAACGCCCCGCAACAACTGCTTGTCGGCAACGGTTTAGCGCTAACTGGTAGCTCGTCTACGGCTGTCACGGTGACTGAAATTCAGGTTGGCACTTCGCCGGACCAGACAGCTTCGATCACCTTTTCGCCGGCCATCGGCGCGGCATCGAGCACGTATGCCGTTGGCGACGTGATTACCTTCCAGGCCCAGCAGTTGGCCATCAAGATCGGTGAAGGCAACCTGACCTATACCGAAAAGAAGGAATACAAGTACGACCTGGAACGTGGCAACCTGGACGCCGTGCGTGAAGGCAACGAAGTGCCCGTGGACATGAAGTTTGAGGCCGTCTACGAGCACATCACGACTGGCACCGGCGAGCCCCTGAGCCCCATCGACGCCCTCAAGGGAGAACTCGGTGCGGCCGAGTGGGTTACGTCGGACCCGGTGGACCCGTGCCAGCCGTATAGCGTGCAAGTCCAGATCGAGTATGTCCCGCCGTGTTCCAGTCAGGACATCGAGTACACGGTCTTCCCCGACTATCGAGTGGAGACGAAAGAAATCGACTTCCAGAAGGCCATGATCTCGGTCAACGGCAAGTGCAATATCACCGAAGCCGAAGTGTATCGCGTCCCGCAGTAAGCCCGATGCCGAATCCGAACGACTCCCCGGTCCTTTGAGACCGGTTGCTTCAACCTACATGATTGGAGCTATAGGCAGCCCGGCACCGGTGCCGGGCTGCCATCTTTCCTTTCCTTTTCCTGTTTACTTATCATTGCGAGGGAGAAACGCACATGAAAATCGCTGGTATCGACCCCAACAGTCTGTCTCGTGAAACGATCCTGGTTCTGCCTCGTGGCGAATCGCAAATCGTGTTTCGGGCAAAGAGCCTGAAAGACATGACCGAATTCAATGTCATCTGTCCGCTGCCGAAAGCACCGGGCAAGCTGACCAAGGACGGCTTCATTCCGAATACGACTGACGCCACCTACAAACAAGTCATGGCGCAGTGGAGCAGCAAGCGGCTCGGCTACATGGTCATCAAGACTCTTGAACCCACCGAGATCGAGTGGGACACGGCTGACATCAACAACCCGAAGACGTGGGGCAACTGGGAGACCGACTTGAAAAACGGCGGCCTCAGTCAGTTTGAATGCAACCGTGTGACGGCTCTGGTGCTGGAAGCCAACAGCCTTGACGACGAGAAGCTTGAAAAGGCCCGCTCGGTTTTTCTTGCTGGTCAGCAGCAGGAAGCCGCAAGTTGCTCTGGCCAAGTGAGCGAACCGGCGAATACGTCGTCTGGGGAGCCTGTGAACGGCTAGGCATACTTCCTCCGGGCGTCCAATCGTCTTGGGATGAATGCGGTATGGAGGCGCAAGCCTTGATTATTGCGTATCACCAGACGAGAGATCACGATGAAGCGGAGCGGGATGCTCTGATGGTGGGGGCACGGATGCCCTAACGGTTCTCTGACGTTCAGGCTCGCCGGAGTAAGTGCGGAGGCTACTGACCTAAGCGGAGGCAGACATGAAATTCAAGGCACAATTTGTGGCCCCACGGTTCGATGTAAGCGGCTACCGTGACGCCTTGGACAGAGCCTTGCGAGAGGCAATTTCGCAAGCCTTGATGGAGTGGCTCGACAGTGTGTTGGAAAAAATACCCGAATGGTCGGGCGCGTCTCGCGCCACTTTCTCAACACTGGCTGGCACGATTGGTATGGAAATATCGTCTTCACCTTCACCCAGTGCAAAGGTTATGGCGGGGAGTCGTGTCGGTGAAGGAATAATGAGCAGTGCCGGCAGCAAGTTGTCGCTCAACGAGCCGCCAGGGCAATACACGTTTACTTACCAGAGCAATCTACCTTGGCTGGTTTGGAACGAGTACAACAATGCGAACGAAAACCCGGACCCAACCAAGTGGCCGCCACCGGCTAAGCTGTTGACACCTGGACCCTATGAGTTTCAAGCAAAGGGCCTGATGACATTCAACCAGTTTTCAAAGGGCGTCCGCTTGCCAGTGGTGGGTCCGTTTTGCATTGGTAAGAAGATCAGGGTGTAATAACACGGCAACACAAGGGGTGACATCATGGCTGATGAACTTATCAGTAAACTCGGCTTTGACGCATCTGACGCAATCAAGGCGTTGGAGAACATGGACGAGAAGATGGGAGCGCTTGAGGGGCACTTCGGCTCGCTCGCGTCGGCCATGACAGCCTGGAACACCAGCGCGGCTTCGACAATTAGTGTTCTGAAAGAACTAGCCACACACGCGAATAGCGCGGCGTCGGCTATGGGCAAGCTGAATGCCAACATGAATAAAGGTGGCGGCGGTGCTGCTGCCGCGCCGCCCCCGCCCCCACCACCACCGCCAGCCCCTAAGCTGTGGCTGCCGGCAGGCACACAAGAACAGTTGGACGCTATCAAGCCGAAGATTGATGCCATTGGCACTGGATCGGAAGCAGCCGGTAAGAAAGCGGGCGGCTTCGCTGTTAGCTTGCAGATGCTTTCCCGTATTGTTATTACGCAGGCCATTGTTCGCGCCCTAAGCGCTATTCGAGACGCCTTTAGCGAAGCCATTACAGCTAACATGGACTTCGTTAAGCATATCTCGGAGTTGAACTCGATTCTTGGCGAGCCCAAAGAGAGCATGGAGGCGATGAAGAAGAGTATTGCCAGTTTGGCAACGACCTTCAACTTCCCTCTCGGTCAAGTTGTAGAGGCAGAATACCAAGCGGTATCCGCTCAGTTCACAACGACGACTCAACGCGCCGACATTATGACGGCCTCTTTGAAGCTGGCTAAGATCGGCGTCATGGACCTGAATACAGCGACTAGCCTCATAACGAGTGCTTTGAACGCCTACAGTCTAGATTCAAGTCACGCTACCGAAGTGGCCGCCAAGTTCTTTCAAACGATAAGAGACGGTAAAATTCGTGGTGAAGAATTGGCAGCATCGGTTGGCAAGGTAATGCCTATAGCCCATGAGTTGGGCGCCAGCTTTGATGAACTCAACACGGCGATTGTCCAGTTGACTGTTTCCGGCATTAAAGCACCGGAAGCCGCTACGTCCTTGCGCAGTGCTTTGGTGTCCTTGGTTAAACCGTCAAAGGACTTGCAGCGCGAGCTATACGACCTTGGCTATACTTCAGGCGAGCAAATTATCCACGTTAACGGATTGGTCGGAGCGTTGAACCTTTTGAGGAGTTCAACAGACGGCAGTGTTGCTGCCGCTGTGAAGTTGGTTCCGAATGTCCGTGGGCAGAATACACTCTTCCGTGAGACAGGAACGAATGCTGGAAAAGCCGCTGACGAAATAAAACGGATGCACGAAGCCAGTACCGCCTCGATGGGGACGGCTTATAAAATCTTCATCGACACGAATGCCGAGAAGGTCTCTGCCGACTTGAATAAACTGAAAGTCTGGTTGGCGACTGAGTTGGGTCCGCAGCTGCTGGAATTAGTCTCTAAGTTTTTGGCGGCGGCGGGCGGTGTTGACACGTTGACATCGGCTATTACGGCATTGATGGGTCCGATAACGACGGGCATACTATTCCTCGCCGGTTACAAGGCCGTGTTGATAGGGATTGAAGTATACGCAATGGCCGCTGCCGGGGCCATTACAGTAATGGGTGCGGCGGCGTTGGGCGCCACTGCTATTCTAGCAGCTCTCGCAATGGTAAAATTCGCTGACGAAAAGTACAATGCGGCGGGTCAGAAAGCCCGCACAGATTTTGAAAAGACACGCAGCGACCAACTCGCTAAGGAAGACGCAGCCAGAGCCGAGAAGATAGCGGCCTCGGCCGACGCCGATCAGAAGACTGTACAGTCCGCCGAGCGGGCTGCCGCCAAGATAGCGCAGTACGCCAATGCGCAGACGGAGACTGCCAAGACACATAACAAGGAATTTGTGGACAGCTTGAAGGAAAGCATGGAGCAGTTGGTAAGCGCCAAGGAAAAGGGCTATCACATGCTTGTCGATTTGGCGAAAGAGTCTGAAAAGGAAATTAAAGACTCTGTGAAGCGCGTCAACAAGGACAAGTCGGAAAAGGAAGACGTTGAGTTTAAGTTCCGCCAAAAGAAGGATGAAACCAACGATGAACTCGCCAGCAGGAAATTCCAACAAGAGGAAAAAACACCCGAAGAGGAGCGACGTGAAGCCACCGCTAAAAAGCATGTGTGGCAAGACGAGGCAGAGGCCGAGAAACTTGCTAGGGAGGGTTCAAAGCAACTGTCAAAGGCAACGTCGGAGGAAGATTTGGCATCGGCCCAAGCCACGCTCAAGCGCTCGGAAGCCTATGGCCAGATGGCCATGTCGGCTGCCGAGAAGGCGCATAGCACCAGTGCCGAGGCATCGGCAGAGCGGACTATTCTTGATATTGTCAATCAGCGGATGGCTGCCGAGAAGAAGCTCCAAGAATTCAAGCGACAGCAAGCGGCCGAGGCCGAGGCTGCCGCAGCAAAAGAGAAGGAACAAGCCGGCGAAATACGGGATTTGATGAAGCAAATCCTTAAAGAGTCCGTATTGACAAACAAGGCCGGAGCGCCACTGGACGATAAGACTCGCCAAGAGAATATGGCTGCGATGCAAACGCACATGGATCAATTCCAAGAGAAGGCGTTTAGCACCGGCAGTTGGGATATGTCTGCGATGATTAACTTTGCATCGTTCCGGCAGAAAATGGCGGACAACATGCGAGGCGCTTTGTCCGATACGCAGCTTACAGAGTTGCACGCAGCCCCCGGCAGACTCAGGCAGTTGAATGAAGAGATAACCACCGGCATCGGTGCGATCAATCTTTTCGTGCAACTTGCCCCGGGTCTCGACCTCAAAGGTAAGACCCCCGATGAAGTTCATCAGCAAGTTAACATGAAACTTGAGCGGATGAGAGACATCAGGCAGGAAGTCAATCAAGAAGATGCCAAGGCTTTGAACTTGGCTAGTCGGATCAAGAACGTGCAAGACTCGATGCGCGGATCGCAGTCGCTATCGACTGACAGGGGCATGGATGCTCTTATGCGAAGCGGCCCCGTGAAGGATATGGTGGCCAAGGAGGGTGGCGGCTACGCTGGCGACTTTGAAAGTAAAGTCAAACGAGTCATAGATGACTATGACAAGAAACTGGCAAAGTTACGGGCGGACATGGCTCTCTCAGCAGAACATCCAGCGGCGACAAGCGGTAAGGACTTTGAAAGCCTTTCAGCCAGGGTCGAACAATTCAAAGCGCACCCGGCCGCAACGGAACCGAAGAAGAGTGCCCTGGACACCGACATCACTAGTTTGCAAACTATCCTCGATCTGTATGCACAAATGATAGCGGCCAAGGAAAAGGCGTCGAAAGGCCGGGAAGAGGCCGCAGCGGGCGGGAGTTGGATTAACAAGATGACCACGGCTAACCCCGTGACATCGGCCAACGACTTGCTCACTCGCACGCAGAGCTACAATCAGCTAATGACGACGACGGCGGAGACAACTTTGCCTAATGTGAACAAGCAGCTTGACGATTCCGTAGGCAAGATGCAGACGTTGACTGGTCTTGCCACCGGCCTTTCTAACCTTTCCATCGGCGACACGTCTGCGACCCCGCAAGCAACGCCACCCGCACAAGCGAGTGGCGGCATGATGTGGAGCCACTTTGATGCTGGTGGAACGGCAAGAGGCCGTGACACCGTTCACGCAATGCTTTCCCCTGGTGAAATGGTTATGAACGAGCAATCCTCACGCAAGTTTGGATCGCAACTCGTGGCCATGAATTCAGGGTCACGTCCGAATTATCATAGCCACGGCGGCAGTGTTACCAACGTGGGCGACATCAACGTGCATGTCGCCGGAGGAAATTCGGCGTCCGGCACCGGTCGTCAGATCGCAAGTGAGCTTCGACGTGAGTTGCGTCGTGGTTCGTCAACACTCAACTAATAACCTACACCGGGCGGGCGACCGCCCGGTGTGCCTTCCTTTAACAACGGAGAGATCGAAATGAATGACAGCTTGAAATTTGGCCACAAGGCCAGTGTCGAAGTGATTCGGGCACCCAAGCCTCTTGTTCCCGGCAACGAGTTGAAAGCCAAAGGGCATTTCAGGGTTGAACACTGGCGCGATGGTAAGTTGATCGGAGTTCACGAACTCGACAACGCAATCACCAATCTCGCCCGACAACATCTTCTGGATCAGTTTTTCGCCACACCGGCCGGCGCGGCGGCGATTACGGCGTGGTACATGGGCCTTATTGTGTACCCGTCTTCAGGTTCCGCCGTGCCTGCCTCAACGGACACTTACGCCAATATCACATCGGGAACGCCATCAGGTGCTACGAATAACTGGGCCGAGTTTATCAGCTACAGCAGCCCGGTAGGGGCCGGCGTGCGTCCGTCGTGGACCACAACTTCATCGACGGTCGCAGCCAACGTGGTTACTGTTACAAATTCGTCAGGCAGCGCATCCCAGTTCACTATTACTACACCACCCACTAGCGGCTCGTTGTTTGGCCTCTTTATTGCAGGTGGCACCGGCACTATTACCACTGCCGGCGACAATGCGGCCACCGCCCTACTCTGGTCGGCAGCGGCCTTCACAACGCCGGTCAGCGTCTTGTCTGGCGACGTGTTGAAAGTCACCTATCAAGTCACTGCATAGTGATTTATCTCAATCTCTCCCTCGCCGGGTCGGGGGCCAGAGTAAAATCTGGCCCCTGACCCTTGTTTCTCGTCAAAGGTTTACGGAGTGCTACAATGACAGTTGTAAATCCTAGTCTCTGTAATCGTGTTTGCGCTCTGACCCTTGACGGGACAAAAGTGAAAGAGACCGGCATCTACGCTGTTCTCTTTGACGGCACAAGGTTGCCCAACGGGGTAAATGTCACCGAGAATCTTTTCGCACTTTGCCAGAGTGGCGGCGGTGATATTTGTTTCACGTTGGACGCAGCAGGGGCGAATAGGCTACCGGCCGAGTTGGTATACATTAACACCGGTAGCAAGTTGGCTGAGATTTGGGTGGCAGTACCGCTCGTCGCTCAAACTGGTTTGATTGCCGGGCAGTCGGTGTCTGGCAGCGGGGTTTTTGCCTCGGGTGCCACTATCAACACGGTTGTTAGTGGCACTTCGATAACAGTCAACACCACGGGCACAGCGGCCACCGGCCCGACAACGCTCACGACAGCTACGATCACCGGCACTATTGTCGCCGCTACGGCAAATCTGGCAGTAATCAGCGTGTCCAGCACCGCAGGCTTGGCGGTAGGACAGGCAGTGACAGGCGGCGGTGTCTTCTCGTCAGGATGCACAATAGCATCAATCGGTGCTACGTCGATAACAGTCAATACAACCTCCGTAGCAGCAGTTGGCGCGGTCACACTGACAGCTAGGGTGACTGGCAACGTCACCACTGCCGTCTCTGGCTTGGCCACAATAACTGGAATTGCAAGCACTGGCGCAGTCACCAATACCAAGGTATATGTCTGGTATAAGAGTAATGCCGGCACACTGACGCAACCAGCAGCAACCGACCCGTTTGGCGCGCAGGCCGTTTGGGCCGACGTGGGCAACATGGTTGCTGTCTATCACTTCGGTACGCCGACAACCCTGTCGCACGCCGACTCGACAAGTTACGGTAACAATCTTAACACCGGCGACGGCGCGGTGGCCGCTGGCGATTTTGCTGGCGGCAGTATGGCGGCCGGCACAGGGGCGCTCTCAGCCATCTGTCAAGGTCTGCCCGCCGAGGGCGGCGCGCGCACACTACAGTCTTGGTTCAAACTAGAAACGTCTAGCGGCGTGAACACCGCAATCGGCGGGTGGGGTGTAAACTACACCGGTTGCCGATGGAACCATTGGTATAGCTCGAATAGCCTGAGCGTTGAAATGGCCGGTTTTACGACCGGCTTCACTTGGACGCCCGACAACAACTGGCACTCCCTTGTCTCTGTTAATCCTAACGGAAATAGAGCATCGAGCAACATTCAGATGTTTCTTGATGGTCAGCAAAAGACCATCATCGACGGTGGTAACACTTTCGACACGGTAACGACCACTGACGGATACAACACGCACACCACTTGCATCGGTGTTGGAACCCTACCGGACTACGGCTACTATAATTTTCCGGGCGAAGTTGATGAATTCCGTATCTGTTCGATTGCAAGGTCGCCTAACTATCTTGCCACAGACTTTGCGGTACAAACTGCCGGCAGCCTCGTGACTGTCGGCACACCGTCAGCAGGGTCCGCTACCGCGCCTGTTGTTATTGGTATACCTCTTGTTGCACCTTCACACTGTCAGCGTGTTTGCAAAATAACGATTGACGGTAGCCAAGTGCTTGAGAGTGGCACGTATGCTGTGTTGCTCACAGGGCCAAATGGCCGCATCAACAGTTTAGGCTCGCGGCTCCCTTCTGAATTGTTCTCGCTGTGTCAAGCAAACGGCGAGGATATTTGCATAACATCAGATTCGGCAGGCAACCATCAGCTGCCAATGGAACTTGTCGCCAACTCGTTCTCACTGTCGGGTGAGACCGCTGAAATTTGGACATCCGTACTGCTGACGGCAGGCCAACCTAATTACATATATCTGTGGTATGCAAGTAATACTAGCACGATATTGCAGCAGCCGTCGTCTACAGATTCTTACGGCAGTCAAGCTGTCTGGAATGGCAGCCTCGGTATTGGCGGTAGTGGTAACTTAGCTAAGCTGGTGAGCCATGACGGCTACACAGACTCCACAGGCAACATCACACTGAGCCCCTCCGGCTCCGGCGGTTTGGGCGAAGGGCCTTTAGGCTCTACATGGTGTGGTGGCTACGAAGCGGCTGACACGTTTAGCGCTTCGCCCGTAAACACGGCTGATCCTTTCACGTTACAACTTTGGGCGGCACTAGGGGCTGGCACCGGCGATATACGTGTTATGTCGTTGGCCGGTGCGGAAGAGTTTGAGTTGACCTACGGTTACAGCACTGATGTCTCGCCACTCTTTGGTTTCAACGGCTCAACACAGTTTGATAATAATACCGGTGCCTACGACATCAACAATGTTGGAGGCTGGCACTGGCACTCACTGTCCTACAACGGTGCAGGCACAACATCTGCTGCAAATTTCACACTCGGGCTGGACAACACAGCGATACCGTTCGCCGCTGATGGCACATTTACTGCGGTGGCCGGCAATAGTGGAATGTCGTTGCCGGCAGGCTCTAATGGTGCCAATTTCGCTGCTGGTGAGATTCGTGTAATAGCTGCCGTATTATCGGCCAACTACGAAAGCACGGATTACGCCATTCAAACCAGTGCTACAATGGTGCTGGCGGGGACGCCGACGAGTACGCCAACACCGAACTACGTGACGCCCGCAAGCTGTGCCCACTGGTGCCCGTTGACGATTAACGGCTCTGCCACAATAGGCGGCACGCCGCAAGTAGCTGAAACGGGAATCTACGCCGTTCTGTTTGACGGGAGTGGCGATTCATCAAAATTTGGTGTGCGTCTACCGGATGTACTCTTCCAGAAATGCCAGAGTGATGGCGGGGACATTTGCTTCACATCGGATATGGCAGGGTTAAATCTGCTGCCGATGGAGTTGGTCAACTTTGATGTTGTTGACAAACAAGCAGAGATTTGGGTTGCAGTGCCGTTGACTCTTAATACGGACACTACGATCTATGTCTGGTTCGCTAGCCTGTCGGATGTACTCTATCAACCGACAAATGCTAGTCCATACGGCAGGGCCGCCGTGTGGAATGGCTACAGCTACAGTGTCGGCGGTACGGCTAACAGTTTGGCCTTTGTCAGCCACGACGGCGGACTAACAGATGCCACTGGCCAGATAGCTACCGCAGCGAATCTTGTTTCTGAAACGTCGGGGCATATTGGTTCGGCGTCCGAATTCAATCAGCCACCGCCTCTTAACACTGGTACGATCACCGCTAGCACCGTGCCATTAAACACGGCCAACCCCTTCACTTTCCAGTTTTGGGAAGAGTATGAAGCGGTTGATACCTACGACTGTATATTGCGTATTGGAGCCACTCCCGGCCTGTCGGGAGCGTTCATGTTTGCAACAGGCAACACGGACGGCGGAAGCCTAGGCGGAAGCAATACGCTGTACTTTGGCTACCGAGACGTTGGTGCTTTCACATCGACTTCACCACTTGTCACGCCAGACCAAAACCTGCAAACTTGGCACCAGTATGCCTTCACCTACAACGGTACTAGCAGAAGTTCAGGGACGAACTATTATCTAGCTGTCGATAATACCGGTGTTGGAATAACCGGTACAGCAGGTATTGGTGAGGGTGGTGCCGGTAACGAGCCTGGAATAGCTTTAGGTGACGACAGTAATGGCGCAGGTTTGTTTATAGGAAACCTTGACGAAATACGTCTGACGGCCCTACAGCGGTCGGCTAACTATCTCGCCACTGACTATAACATTCAGAGCAGCCCGTTGCTGGTCACGGTCGGTACGCCAGTGCAAGTGAGTGCTGCCGGGACAAGGGCGTCAGGGGAATCACTGTCGCTTGGTGAGAGCACAAAGTGCCAGCGAAATCGACCACAAATCACCGAGAGTCCTATCCTCGGCGAGTCGGCAAGCTGTCACAATAAGATGCAGCACGCAATCGCTGTGGAGCATTCGAGTACTGGCCACGCTCTTGCACTTGGCGAAACAGCAAGCGCTGTGAACGCGTCGGTGCCTGCCAGTACGTCAGATGCCGTCTCGATTCGGGAAGTGGCGACGTTCGTGAATGTAGTGAAACGTGCCAGGGCACTCGAAGGGTTGACCCTCAACGAGTCAACCAGTGAGCGCAAGCCACTGATTAACATAGTGCTGGCCGAGGCGGTCTTACTGAATCAACCGATTTTCACGCATAATACTACGAGCCGGTTGATACTGTATGATCCGCTGACGATCTCAGAAGGTGCGACGGCTAACAATACGTCGCACCTCTGTTCTGAACCCGTTCTTGTTCTTGAGAGTGCTTCCGCGCAAAACACTACTCAAGTTTTAAGCGCGACTGAGACACTAATCGTGTCGGAAGTGGCACGACATTCTGCGGTGGGCACGGTGCCGCCTGTGACTGACGGGTTACAACTGTCGGAAACCCCAACAACGGTCTCGCCAATGAACGCGACTGTGGTAGAGGCAATCACCAGCCCGTCGTATCTAGTGACCGGTGGATCGCTAAATCTGACCATACCCTGGGGCTTGCAGGATGCAGTATCGGTTATTGTCCAGCACGCGAACACACCGGAAGTAGACTCGTTGGCGTTGTGGGAAACGACAGTTTGCGCTAAGTACGTTCCAGACTGGATAGGGAAACACGTTACAGTGACAGAGGGCTTGGTATTTGCTGAGCTACTCGCACTTAACTACGGCGGGCAGGATGGAATTCAGCTTGGCGAAATGGTCTTAGCCGAGTTGTATGGACAGCTTACGAACGACTTTCTGGCTGTCGATGAAGAAACGATCTGCAATATCAGACGCAGTTTGTTTGTTCAAGAGTGGCTGGTAATTGAAGATTCGCTCACGTATCTTTCGCCTTTCGCACTTGCGAAGAGGGTGTATAACCCGTTCATCGGGAAGGGTACAAAAGGCAACCCGGCACCGCCGCCAATCACGTTGGTCCAGAATTTGAAGCCAGGTGAATTTTCATTGTGCTATCCGCCCGCACCCTTTGCGCCGGCAGATATTGTCGTCCTGCGAAAACCGGAGTTTGGAAACAAAGACCGCCTACACTTTGACCGTATCAGCCGCGAGACTCGTGGCGGTACGTTGATCGTGTTTGCCGATCCGATGTGGCCCAAGACGCAGACGCTTGTTTTGACGTTTGCCGCTTTGAGACCCGATCAGGCTTTCAACTTGCAAAGGTTCATGGAAACCTATTTGGGCTTGGAGATTGGCCTAATGGACTGGGAAGGCCGCCAATGGACGGGCGTAATCGTCAAACCTAATGATCCGGTTGTTCAAGACAGCAAGTACAGCTTCACGGCCTCGTTTGAGTTTGAAGGCCAGCTTGTGTCGGAATTGACGGGACAAACTGTTTAACCTGAGAGGCGCATCATGTCGGTAATACCTATGTTCTACTTGCAGGCTCCCTACCCGTCATTGCAGACTACGACGGTGTTACCTTTGCCTAAATTTAGCGACACGATGGCGCTGACAGATGCAGTCACGGTGAAGCGTGCGATGGATGGTACACGCTTCACCTACGTCAAGACCAAGGGCGGTCGGAAGAAGCTGAAATGGGAGTTCCTGCTGACGAGAAACAAAGGCTTGGAACTCCGGGCCTTCATACGATCCTACTTTGCCTCGAAGATTCTTGTGACTGACCACCTTGGGCGGTATTGGATTGGCAACTTTACGGGCAACCCGTTCGAGTTTGACACACCCGAACGGGGTGCCCCACCCCATCAAGGATGGCCAGTCGGTGAGGTTCAGGCAATCACTATCGAGTTTGAGGGAATTCAGCAAGTCGCAGGGGCGTCGATGCCTGTGATACCGCCATTGCCGCCACCGCTGCCTACGTTCAATATCGGGTCTCTCTACAATCTTCAATACCGGAGGGGCGCGATTGTGCCGATTACGTGGACGGCCGCAAACGTGGCTGCTGGTGCCAAAATCAGCCTTTGCTACACCCCTGCCGCTGCTTGGTCCGGCTGGCCTACGAGCCCGATATACTGGATCGAGATTGACCAGATTACCGCCGCCAACGGCAATGGCACCTACAACTGGAATACGGCCAGTGTCGTTCCGAGTATTTTTTACATCGGTGGTTATCTGTTTCAGAACGGCATTCCGACCTACTCGATTTCCAACCCTTCACTGGTCGAAATCACGTACTGACCCTAAAGTCGGAAAAATCGACACGACCGACAAAACCGATTCCGTTTTACGGCTCTCTATGTAGAGACTCTTTTAATCGAGGCCCACTATGCGTAATATCTCTTCTACCGGGCTGGCTAAGATCACGAGCCAGTACGGGGCTGAACCTATAAACGTCATTGAAATTGACTGGGCCGATTTGCAGGCCGCAGGCACGAGGGCTACTTATCTCGTGGGCGACATTTCCGCCACGGCGACGACGATCACCGTCGCATCTTCGACCGGTTTCAACGCCCACGGCAATTTCTACATCGCTCTGGACGTGGAAATCATGCTCTGTTTACAGGTAAACGGCACCCAGCTATCGGTGGTACGCGGGGTAAAGGGCACGGTTCCTGTAGAACACTACGACCAGACTCAGGTTATCGAGTACGGCGGCTTGCTCACGGCACAGTATGCCGACCGCGACATACCTGGGCCACCGCCCATTCCCGGCAGAATTATCGACATCGGCCAGATTGACGACGCCATCAACATCGACGACCGTAATAATCAGACAAAAGAAGTTTCTATTACGCTCGACGATACCGATGGCACGATCAAGACCATTCTTGACAGTTACGATGTTCACAACCGGCCTATACGGGTCTATCAATGGTTCAACGGCTTGCAGCCGGGCGATATGTTCCTTGTTTTCAGCGGGCGGATAAATACCCCTATCACTTGGACCGAGCACGACCGCACGGTGAAACTCACGGGCCTCTCGCACATTGAGGATCAGGAAGCGGGCTTCTCTGTTGAGGAAGGTCTTTTCAATTACATTCCTGCCAGCATGGTCGGCAAACCGTGGCCGCAAATTTTTGGTACGGTCTACGACTATCCTGCTTTGGAATTGGATTTGATGGTCCAAGGCGAGACAATGACCGGCATCGGCATTCTCACAGGTGAAACGGAGTTCCTGAAGGCCCCGCTGTATAGCAACGGTCAGAATGCGGACTACAAGAAACTCGGTCAGATTGCGGTGCAGACCCAGCACTTAGATTTTCTGATGGTAGCTTCATCTAGGTGGGATATGAGCTCTGCGCCGACCGGCCGTGCAAAGGCAGCCGCATACAGCAAGCAGGCATTGGACATCATCAACCAGATATTGCAGGAAATGCGCGCAATGGCCCGTACTGAAGCGTGTCTTCAGGCTCGTCGAAGATACCAAGCTAATACGGCCGAAAGCTTAATGTCAAGCCCGGGCACTGTGCAAATTTTAGGGGGCGAGGATTTTCCGCAGAAAGTGAACGTCACTTTGATGATTAAGGGCTGTCTGGTCAGTGGCAGTTTCAATGGACAATCGTTCAACGTCAGCGGCAAAACGGACCCACAGGCACAGGCCGAGATTGAGGCTCAAATCTACAACGGTATTGTGAGTCAGGAAACCCAGAACAGGCTTTGCCCTCCACTGGCAACACCACACGGGCAGTATTACGACTATAAGACTCAGGTGCCTTGCAACGGCGGTGCCGACAGCGACCTGTGCCCGCTTGAAATGATGGGCGTCGTCATCTGGCCGGGAACTCCGGCCGTAGTGCCACCGAATGCCGAAATGAAGCAGACGTGGATTGACCCCGGCACGCAGGCATACCTCTACGATACACCGACTGTCACCTACATCGCTTCGACAACGCCGGGTAATGTGCTGTCGGTGAAGGCATTTCGCACCGAAAACGGCGAACGCTCGTTAGTGACCGTTGGCCCATCCGCGTATACCGTCAATACGGTGCAAATTGGTCCAGTGACGGCCACGCAGGTCGTCTTGAATCAGCGGCTCTCGACCCAATGGTTCATTGACCGTTTGGGTAATTACGTCCAAGGTTGGAGCGACGACATCTATGTGTCCTTCCAGTCCACGGTCGGCCCGAATGTTGTTGATATTTTGAAATATATCATCACGACCTACACCGACTTGTCCTATGATCCGGTCAGCTTCGCTACCGTCCGCAACTATCTGACCCCGTTTCCGGCGAACTTCCCCCTGCTGGAACGGAAGAATGTCTTAGCCATACTACAGGAAATCACTTTTCAGGCGCGCTGCGCTTTTTGGGTGGAGGATGAGATAATCTATCTCAAATATCTGCCGGTGCAACCCGCACCTGTCGATACCATTACCGTTAGTGACCTAGACTCTGAGCAAAGCGTCGTGGTGGAATTGACCGAGACGGAAAATCTCGTCACGAAGATGAATGTCAAGTGGCACTATGGCTACACTCTCCCTACCGATCTTCCAAACCTTCCGAGTCAAGATGTTCAGTATATGGTCCTACGGCACAACGTCGGGCGATACGGCCTCCACGAGCGGGACTATGACTGGTACATCTTCAACCAGCCCGACATTGTGTTAAAGATGGCGACCTTTTGGCTGATTCGCCTCTCGACCGCCTGGAAGCGCGTGAAGTTTCGCACATACCTTAACAAGTTGAACTTGGAGGCATTCGATTGTGTGACCTTCAATGCGCCGGGCTATGTTGCCAATGCAGCAGTGCCGTTGATTGTCGAAAAGGCCGCCTACGTCTCGTCGGAAAACTGCATCGACTTTGATTGTATTGCCCCTGTGCGGCCGGGCACGATGGTACAGGACCAGTATTTCTGGCCATCAACACTTCCGCCGTCGATTAAGTGGCCGCCACAAGACGACATCAACAACGGGGACGCAGGCAACGGTGGCTCCAACACTCTGGGGAGCTTATGGTCAGGACTGCCTGCGAACCTGAATACGGGCGGTTGGCAGTATTCGCAACTGGTGTCGGCCATCCGGCAGATTCCGATTTCGACCCTTCACGTCCAGGGTACGACTGTGCTTGTGGGCGGCGACAATACAGCCATTGTCGGACACGCCGACTGGGGCGATGCCACGCCGGGCGACGTGGGCTTCTCGGCGCAGCCGAACCCCCAACCGGGAACTACTACTAACAACGCACCGGCCGCCCCCGGCTTCGTTAAGATGGAGTATCTGCCTGAATCGGCACCCATGACGGTTGCCCCGGACCCGGCACCACCGATTTCCATTGACATAGCATCGACGGTATTCTATGACTCGACAGCCCTAGTGCAGGCGGGCGGCCTTCTCAAGACGCTGCTGGCGGTCGGCACTGACGGCCGCATTGAGATTGATCTTAAACGTGCTCGCATACAAGACTCTGCGACGACCGAGGGTACGTCCGCCGCTCAGGCTGCGGGCTACCCCCTCAATACCGTGTTTAAGATCACTGCGGACACGAGTGGGAGCAGCTCAGGGGGCTCGCCAGCCCAGTTGGCAATTCAGGGCACAGTGCCTTTCGTTACGAAAGACGCACCCCAGGGCGCCCCGTTCGATTTCAAGTACGACACCGTTGGAAAGAAACTCGGTGCCGCCACAGCGTTTCTACAGGCTGCCGCCAGCGGCAGCGGCAGCGGCGGCAGCGGCGGCGGCGGCGGCGGCGGCGGCGGCGGCGGCGGCGGCGGCGGCGCCAGCGGCGGCGCCAGCGGCGGCGGCGCCAGCGGCAGCAGCGACGACCTGGACGCCGAGGGCAACGACGAGGACGAAGAGAACAACGACGACAGCAACGACACCGACAGCGAAGGCGGCACGGAAGACGGCGGCGACGACAGCGGCGGTGGCGACTAACCCTTAATCCTTAACCCTTAACCATCGAGAGGTAATCCAATGGCTGAAAAGTGGATTCAGGGAGCAATCAAGCACCCTGGGGCCTTGAAGGCAAAAGCGAAGGCGGCCGGCGTTAGCCTGTCCAAATTCGAGTCGATGCCCCACAAAGACCCGACAACCAATCGCCAAGTCGCGCTCGCTAAGCGACTGGCCGGATTCGCCAAGAACCGAAAGAAATAGCGCGAGTGGAGAGACGAGCCGATGTAGGTTCGCTCCCAAGTAAGTTCCTTTTGAAGAAAGAGATACGAACATGTTGAACATTTCCGGCAGCACCCCTGGCAAGAACGACACCGTTTTGGTCCAGGCCGAAGGCAAGACTGGCGACCAGGTCGAGCGCGACACGACGATGGCCAAGTCCATGAACGAGTACAGCAAGGCGATGGGCCAGGTTCCCGAGAAGGATCAAGCCCAGGTCTACGCCGGCGCGGGCTGGAAGCCCATTGGCGGCAAGGATTCCGGCCATGCGACGGCTCCCGATACCCTCAGCGAGACCGCTGGCAAAACCAGCACGTGCTAAGCGTCGGCCGCTTTGAAACGATTCGGCTAAAGCGGGGCCGCGTATGTTGCGCGGCCCCGTCAGCCACGACGAGAGGTACACTGCAATGCAAGAAGTAGGCCACGCGAATAGTCCGTCGCCGGACATCGCCATGATACCGGCCCAGGGCCGAGACGGCGATGCCGTGCATAATGACATTCAGAACGCGCGGTGGGCCGCCAAGGAAGCAAAGCAAATGCACACCCTGGCAAGGAACGCGGACTCCATGCCGGTCAAGAACAAACTCTTGACTATGATGCAGGAAGCCCATGCGCGACGGGACATGCAGCCCGGCAGTCCGAACCCGGACCCGGATGCTCCCCTGCCGATTCCCTAACAGGTTACACCTGGAATCGACTGACTACAAATGACAAAAGGGCACGCCGTCACAATGACAGCGTGCCCTTTTACTTTCGATACAACAACAGACAATGAGGCAACTAGCAGAGAAAGGTCAATCCAATGGACTCAGCTTTCGGGTGGCTTCAACAACTGATCGAGACTTTTTACCGATTCATTCCGCACATCGTTATCATCCGGGCAACTCATGCCGGCGTGAAGTGGGTGCGAGGCAAACATATCAAGGCCCTGCAACCGGGGTTGCATTTCTACTGGCCGTTGACGACCGAGATCGAGGTACTGGTCACAGCCCGTCAGACGCTTGCCATTCCCGACCAAGTGCTCACCACCAAGGATGGTAAGAAGGTTACGGTCAAGACCCTCGTGGTATACAAGATACGTGACATCATTCAAGCCATCGGCAAGACCAACTGGGATGTGGACAGTACCGTGAATGATCTCACACAGTCGGCCGTCGTGCGCGTCGTGGCCACACACACCCTTGACGAGATTCTGCACGGCACTGCCGACGAATCCATAACCAACACCATGACGAAAGAGGTCCGCAAGGAACTCCGTCAGTACGGCGTGCATGTTGTGCGGGCTAAGCTGGTGAACTTTGCCGAGACGAAGGTGTTCAAACTGCTTACTACGCAGGCGGATCATCATGCGATGACAAATTCGCAGTTTTACTTGTAGCCGCCCGTGCTCTACTGGCGGCAAGGAAGTCCGACATGATCTGCGCCGGGCTGCGGGCCGACTTTCGCTCACAAGGCTGAATACGCGCGGGACACTCTTGACACTGCGCTGAGAGGACTGTCTGACCCGTTAACTCTGCGGTAAGGTGGTGACAGACACCGGCAATCGTTGTCAACCTATTTTTCAAGGTGATTTTGTAAGCCCGGCAAGCACACGGAGGCCAAGTTGGATGTTGCAGACGAGGGTTATTTGGGTCGCGCGTGTACCCGTCGATTTCCGGGTGCTCGTAGGGAAATTCCAACGAACCGTCGCGGTCTTCCGGCCTTCCCTCACCTGCCGGGATGGCGAACGCAACAGTACGGAAGACTTGCTGCACTGGGCCGCCGTGATTGATAACATAGTTTACCTGCGATGTCAGTGGTATCGCAGGCACGGCCAATGGGATCGAAGGCCCCTCCGGGCACACTGGACAGGGTTGGTTTGTTTCGTTCATTGTTTACCTTTTCTGATTGAGTCTGAGTCAATGACAGCCCACAGGCTACTTGTATTCACTTCAACCGTACCGGACACTTGATGCACGTATCGGGGGCGAGACGTTTGCCAAATTCAGGACTTTGCGGGTTGTTGCATCGCATAATAATGTCGATGCAACCACAGTTGGCCTTGAGAAAGGCCATCTGATGTCGTAGCCCGCACACTGGCCACTGCGGGTGGAATAGCCACTTATTGTTCGGGTCTCGGATGTAGCCGTTGATGTCCCTCGGCGGCTCCCAATCTTTATCCCCTTTGGGATACTCAATGGAGCCATCCGCGTGGAAGATCGGCGGCTTGAAAGTGCGTTTCGTGGTTTTCTCTGGGGCTTCAACAGGCAGTGTCAGAGCTATGGCAGCCAGATCGGGTCGAGGTACTGACTGCGGTGCAATAGACCCTGTGGGGCCAGTCGGCCCCGTAGGGCCAGTCGGCCCTGTTGGAGTCGATGCCGGAGTCGGAAATGTCGGCGGCGTCAACCGTAGCGACAGGTCAAGTCCAAATTCCTGCGGCAGTTGACAGGTCGTGCAGCGACCATCCTGAATGTAGCGAGTCCCCCTGGTGTGCTTGGCGTGCATACAGAAGTTGCACACGCGACCGCCAGGTGAGACACTGGTATGGAGCATTGGACAAAGCATAGATCACCTACCATGTGCAGGGGCAAGGTTGCCCGGACAGACTATTATGTGCATTCGCAAGGTTGCCCGTACAGACTCATTGCTTCCGCCACTGTTGAGACCATAATCCAACTACTCTCCCAACCGGGGGGACTATCGTAGGCTTTCATATAGGCGAGTTCGGTGGCGATAGCCGCGGCGGTCCCCCAAAACGGAAATTCGCCCCAATAGGCACATGGCGCGGTCGGGTTTCCGAGATTACTACAGCCCAGGAAGTATGCGTATTGGCCCGCCTCCGTTGGACCAGACGACCCACTGCTGCCGCTGTTGCCGCCGCCGCCGCTACAACAAGCAACAGAGATTGCTTTATTGATTTCGTCGATAATTGTCTGCATCCAGATATACGGCGGCCCGGACGGGCCGGTGAACTTGGCAGTGCTACAGCCGGCTTTGAGAGCTTTTTGAACAGCTTGGATGTCTGTCAGTGACCAAAGGTAGGGGTCAGTGACGTGCTTTAGGCTGCCACCGCCGCACTTCTGGGTGGCGGTGTTTACCTTATCAATCAGCGCATTCCACTGTACCGTTGTTAGTACAGTAGTGACTTGTGTTGGTGTTGCCATAGTCTACCCCTTCATTCCGAGCGTCATTGCCCGATAAGCCTCGGCCCCGGCGTAAGCGTCGGCCAACGCATCATGCGCTCTCGTGTTGGTGATTCCGAACTTGTTGCAAACCGAGCCCAGTCCGACCCTGTTGAAAGGTGCCGGCTCTCCGGCGAAGGCAGCCCGGTCGTTGAGATAGACGGCTGTGAGCATACTGTCTCGGGCGTGAGAGTGGAATAATCTGTCCACCATTTCGACGCCGAGCCAAGCCTTGAGGAACGACGACTCAAACGCCCAGTTGTGGGCCAGTGGCACAAGCACCTTTCCAAAAGGTAGATCAAGGTTGTCGAACCATTCGACCAACATATCCTCAACCTTTTCCGGGTCTGGTGCTTCCAACAACAGATCGTTGATGGAGATACCGTGCTTGGCGGTTGCCCCTTGTGTGGCGCGCTCCGGCCGCTTGGGTTTGATGTTCTGGTAGAACACCGGGAGGTCGTTATTTGGCCGAATGTCGCTATTGAGTGGTACGACGGCGATCTGGATTATCTCATGGAAGCCCGGCTGCGTGCCGGTTGTTTCCAGGTCGATAGAGGCCAAGAGGTTGCCATTGCAAGTGACCAGGGAGGAATAGGTCTTCAATCGTCGCATGTTGATTTTCTGGTTTCGGGTCTGTGAGATCGTAGGTTTTTGAGCTTCTTGCCGCCGTGCTTGCCGTCGCCCCACCGGGCACAGGCTTTGGGATAGGGTATGCAGCCGGGCCCCCATCTTTTCGGCGGCCTCCGTGTTCCAGAGACCGCCTTTTTGTTTCCACTTGCCTTTCTTTCGCATTACTCCGGCTCCCAGGTCTCCACACACTCGACCTTCAAGGCAGCCGCGCGTTCAGCCTTTGTTTGGACCGGTCGGTCAAGGCCGCTGGCGATGTAGTGGGCGAAGCGGGAGGCCCAATGTCGCAGGCTCTCCATCGTCCCTTCCGCCCCGATCACGTAGTCCCAGCCGTCGTAGCCGAGCAGGGCACGGTCGGCCACGGTCTTGCGCGGGCCATAGCCGGGGCGAACGACCTTGATGCTGAAACCGCCTGTTTCTGGTATAGCATCGGCCTCGTTCGGGAAGCGGATGTCGGGGACAATCAAAACGTCGCACTGGTGGTCGCTCTTGAAAAGGTAATCCAACCATGTTCGGTCGTAGACGTTGTTACGGACGGCGTGTGTACCGAACGCCACCCATACTTCCACCGGCGTCATGTTCAGGGCCGGCAGCTTGATGTCTCGGTCCTTCTCGCCTTCCTTGGTTTCGTAGTGTTCGGGCGGCATCATGCCGGCCCAAGAGTAGAGTTCGTAAGTCGTCTGCTTCAATTTCCATGCCAGTGATCGCTTGAGCACGCGAAGGCTTGAATACTCGTTCAAGCATTCGATCATGTAGTTCGCGGTCGTATCTTTTCCCGTGCGAGAATAGTGGCCCAATCCAATGACGATCATGTCGGGTTCCTTACAATAATTCTTTCATATTGCAAACTACCACCGGCCCAAAGAATTGCTGGTGATAGAGCGATGAAGCGGTGACGTTTTCGGGGTAAATAATCTCGGCATCTTCGTGGCAGACTACGTTGTCGCCAAAGCCGATGGCGATGAAGCGCACGAGTCCGCCGACGAAGGTTTGCAGGACGCCGATGTCCAGCACGTCGCGGCCCTCGTACATTTCACCATCAAAGGGAATGAACCCGGCCATCAGACAGTTGAGCATTGAATAGTCGTTTATTACAACGGCTGCTTCACGCCCTTTTTAGCCTCGGGGACTGTAAACTCCCGAGAGTGTCCAAGGTACGAGCGAGTACGTTCAATGCTCCAACAGTGTCGGC